ATAAGTTCTTAGCTATATATAAAGAAATTAACCCCAGAATATTGATAGGATATAACTCAGATTTTTTTGATGTTCCTTATCTTTATTATAGAATAATGAAAGTACTAGGGGAGGATAGAGAAAAAGAATTATCTGAAGTTAATATAGTTGATTCCCAACTTGAAAAGATTTATACACCTTATTGGAATAAACGAAATACTTATGTTGATATAGCTGGAGTTGAATCCTTAGACTATATGAGATTACATAAAAAATTTGGTTGGAAAGATGAAGAAAGTTGGGCTTTAAATGCCATTGGAGAAAAGTATGTTAATCTAGGTAAAGTAGATTACGAAGGTAATTTAGATGATTTATATAAAAAAGATATTAATAAATACATTGAATATAATTTTAGGGATGTTGAAATATTAGTTAAATTAGATGAAAAATTTCAATACATAGATTTAGTTAAAAATCTATCACATAAAGGAAAACATAGATATCAAGAAGTATATTCTAATAGTCTTACCCAAGATGGGGCCATATCAGCTTATTTATTTAAAAATAATATAGTGCCCCCAAATAAGGCTACTAAACCAATGATTAAAAAAAATTATGCTGGTGGGTATTTATTTTGTCCTAAAGCGGGAAAATATGATTATGTTTTTGATTTAGATTATACTTCACTATACCCTTCTATAATTATGGAATTAAATATAGGAAAAGAAACATATAAAGGACGTATTATTGATGAAAGTGATGATAGAAATAATTATTTATCTTTTATTGATTTAAAGAAGAGAGATCCTGATGAATTATTACTATTAGAACATGCAAATGGTAAAAAAATTGATTTAAAAGTAAGTGAAATACTTGATCTTATAGAATCAGATAATTTATCAATAACAGCTAATGGAGCAATGTTCACTCAAGAAAAACAATCCCTGTTATCAGTAGTATTAGAAAGATGGTTTAATGAAAGAGTAGAATATAAAAATAAAATGAAGGAAGCCTATAAAGCAAAGGACAAAGAAAAGGGTGAATATTATTTTTTAATGCAATATACAATGAAAATTTTATTAAATAGTTTGTATGGTGCAACTGCTTTACCTAGATTTAGATATGGGAATGTTATTTTAGCAGAGTCTATTACATTAACAGGACAAAGATTAATACAAGCTAGTGCTTATCATGCCAATTATTATTTTAATGATATATTAAATGGCAAAGAAAAATTAGAATTATGAACGAAATAGATTATAGACCATGGGGCAAGTATGAAGTACTATTAGATTCACCTGATGTTAAAGTTAAAAAAATAACAATTGACCCTAATAAAAGACTATCTTACCAATATCATGATAACCGAAGAGAACAGTGGGTTGTAGTTAAAGGCAATTTAACTATTATTTTAGATGGGGATAAGGTATTTAGATACCCAGGAGAATCAATACACATTCCTATGGGAGCTAAACATAGAGCATGGAATGAAACTGATGAAATAGTTACTTTTATTGAAGTACAAACAGGAACTTATTTTGGTGAAGATGATATAGTAAGATTAGAGGACGATTATAAAAGAAATTAATATGGCTTTAAAAAAACAATCAATAAGAAAAAATATGCTCATTTTTGTTAATGGGCATGATATACCAAAAGAAGAATTAATTTTAATTAGTGAAAGTTGGTCCGAAACCCAAGAAAAGTTTTTTAGAAAAATGCTAAAACAGGGGGGCTCATTTACTTTAAATAAAGTTAAATACGAAATAAAATTAATGAAAGATCTAAGAACTAGATCTGATGGAACTAGAGATACAGGAATATTACAAATTCCTGGTGACACACGATTTTAATGAAATTTTTAGAAGAAACACCACTTAATATATCTAAACCAGAATGGGATAATTTTTGTATCTATATTGATACAGATTCAAATTATTTTGGAGTAGAAAAAATACTAAAACATTTAGTTCCTGATTTTGATAACCTTACTGACCAGGAAAAGGATATTAAAACGGAAAAGTTAGCCATTGCTACTCAAAATAAAATTAATAAAGATTTAAATACCTACATGGGTACTGAAGCATTTAGATCCAAAAATAAAGGAAGTAAATTTGATATTAAAACTGAATGTGTAATTAGAGCAGCTTATTATAGAGCCACTAGAAGATATGCTCAATGGATTACTAAAGAAGAAGGATTAGATAAGGATGATTTAAATATTAAAGGCCTTGAATTTATGAAATCCAATTTTCCTCCTATAATGGGTAAGTTTTTTAAAAATATGGTATCTAAAACGTTAAAAAATGCTACCCAAAATGAAATACTAAATGATGTTAAAAACTTTAAGGATGATATTTTAAATGGTAAAATTCCAATTTATGATTTAGGAAACCCTACATCAGTAAAAAAAATAAGAAATTATATTGATGTCTTACCAAGAGCAGGAGAAATGTTTACTATAATTAAAAAAGGAGCTCCTGCCCCTGTAAAAGCAGCTATTAAATATAATGATTTATTAAGGTTTTGGGGTTTAGATAAATATAATAAACAAATTACTATGGCAGATAAAATTAAATGGTTTTATTTAAAAGATAACCCATATAAAATAGAATCTTTAGCATATATAGAAGGTGACACTCCAGATAAAATACAGGAATTTTTAAATACATATGTGGATAGACAAAAAATATTTGATAATGTATTACTCAATAAATTAGAAGGATTTTTTAATGATTTTGAATGGAGATTAGATTTAAACCCATATGCAGGTTTATTAGATTATTAGGAAAATTAAATTAGTTTTATTATATTACAGTTATGATTAGTAAAAATACAATCCAAAGTTTTGTTAACAAATATTATTTAGGAGAAACCCATAATGCAGTTGTATGGGAAGTTAAAGATAATACTCTATCATTAGAAGCAGGAAAAAGTTCAGGTGGATGTTGTAGGATTAAGTTTGATAATTTTATATTTAATGATGTTAAATTGCCTATTTTTGATACTAGTAAACTAAATAAATTTTTAAGTGTTTTAACAGAAGATTTAGTTATTGAAGTTATAACTAATGTCAATGGTATTTCTAATAAATTAAAGTTGGCCGATTCAAATTTTGATTTAGAATATCAATTAGCAGCAGAAAGTGTTATACCTACTTCTAAAGTACCTACAGAGGAAGGCTTATTTAAGCATAATGAAATAGACTTGAAGGATATGGTAGTTGAAATTACTAATGAGGATATTACAAGATTATTAAAAGCTAAGACAGCATTACCAGAAAATGAAATTGTATTATTAAAAACTAATACAGATTTAGATGGTAATTACAATTGTGAACTAATATATGGTGCTGATACTAAATTCTCAGACAAAATTAGTTACCAATTACCTGCTACATTTATAAAACCATTTGACTTTAAATTACCTTTTGATGTAAATATATTTTCAAAAATATTAAGTGCAAATAAAGATATGTCAAGTGGAAAAATAAAATTAAGTAAAAAAGGAGTAATACAAATATCTTTTACTTCTAATGATATGTATAGTGAGTACTATATGACTAGAAAAGAAACAACAAATTAAATTATGAGAGAAATAGATTCATCCCCAAATACAGAGTACGGTTACATAAATTCAGATAGATTTAAAGTAAACCCTCAAGCAAATAAAAGAGTTCATGTTGTAGACGATTTTTATGAAGATCCCATGGCTGTAAGGCAACATGCTTTAGAACAATATTATAATGATGATCCTGGTTATTTAGGAATGAGAACAAGGAAACAATTTTTCTTTGATGGAGTAAAGGAAAAATTTGAAGAAGTTCTTCAACGTAAAATTACTAAATGGGAAGATTATGGTATGAATGGTAGATTTCAATCTAATATTGCTGGTACTAAGTTAGTTTATCATTGTGATTCACAAAGTTGGGCTGCTGCAGTTTATTTATCACCTGATGCTCCATATTGGACTGGTACTTCTTTTTATGCTGTTAAAAATTATGATGCAGGACCTTTAGGTTCAGCAAATTCAATTAGACATAATTCCCACCCAGATTTAGATTTAGCTTTTAACCAACATACATTTGTTGACAGATCTCCTTATGAGTTAGTAGATACAGTAGGAAACGTATTTAATAGATTAGTTATATGGGATGCAGGATTAATTCATTCAGCATCTGAATATTGTGGTTGGGATATAGCATCAAGTAGATTATTTCAAATATTCTTCTTTGACTCAGTAAAATATTAAAAATTATTTGGAAGGGCGATTTTCCTTCCTTATATTATATTTATAATAGAACAAAACATTTAGCTAGGGCACTTGTTATGTTTAAATTAAATTAACCGGAAGCTTCGGCTCCACAAAATAAAATGATATGAGTACATTAGACATTTTTGAAAGGCATATAAGTCCTTTCGACATCCTTTTTAGGAACCACTTTAAATCTGACAGCACATTTCAACCTGTTGGAAATTTCAAACTACCACATCCACTTAATATTTTCTATGATGACGCAGGACTTCATTTTGAAGTTGCTTGTACTGGTCTAACTAAAAAAGACATAGTCATAGACATAGAAGGGGATATATTAAAAATTAGTTACACTAAACCAGATAAAGAAGAACTCCACCCAGGATTAATTCATAATGGTTTATCTAAAAAATCATTTGATTTAAGGTATAAAATAGCACCTAAATTTGATTTAGGTCATATTGATGCTACTTTAGCAAATGGTCTATTAGAAATATTTATACCCTTAGCTGAAGAAGCTAAACCAAAGTCAATTAAAATTAAATAAAAGTTTTATCAAAAAGCGTGTCCTAGCGTAGTTTTGTTTGTATATTAACGTACAAATAAATTAGTTATATATGGCAAGAAAACCTAAATCAATAACAACCATCTCGGATCCTTTGTTAGACCCTTTTTATATCACTAAGGATGATGTCTGTTATACAGTAAACGAAAGAATTGAACCTAATAAAAACCACTTTAGATCTAAGGGTGGTGGTAAATCATATGCTAAACCACAGGGGTATTATCCTAACTTTGAACAAGCATTACAAAAAATAGCCCAGGAAAAGCTTCATACTAGAAAAAATTATGAATCATTATCCTTATTTTTAGACGAATTTAAATCAATAAAATTAAATATTAAAAATTATACAGATGGAATTAGAAGCACTATTTAATGCCGTTATAGTTAAACCCCAAGACACTGAGGAAACTACTTATGGCTCCATAATTGTACCTGACTTAGGTAAAGAAGTAAATGAAATAGGAGAAATTGTATCAGTTGGACCTGGTCAATCTACTATTACAGGTGAATTAATACCTACTACTTTACAAGTAGGAGATATAGTAGTACTACCTACCCAAGGTTTTACTAAAATCCCATATGATGGGGAAGATTATTATGTTGGGCCTGAAAATCAAGTACTAGCAAAAATTAATAAAAGGTCAGACTTTAATGAAGCATTAAGTGAAACCTTAAAAAATATAAGTGAAGAAGAAATTAATAATTTAAAAGATATATCTAATGAGTAAACAAGTAGAATTTGGCTCTGAAGCTAGAAATAATTTAGTTAGAGGTATAGATACATTAGCTGATGCTGTAGTATCTACATTAGGACCTAATGGAAGAAATGTTGTAATATCTAATAGTGATGGACCCCAATCTACTAAAGATGGTGTCACAGTAGCTAAGTCCATTAGTCTAAAGGATCCTAATCAAGAATTAGGAATTCAGTTAGTAAAACAAGCAGCTATTAAAACTGCAGAAAAAGCAGGTGATGGTACAACTACATCCACTTTATTAGCTCGAGAAATGATTAAAGCTGGTCTTAATGCTTTAAATAATAATGAAAATGCTGTTGAAATTAAAAGAGATATAGATAAAACAGTTAAATCTGTAGTACACAATTTAAGAACTAATCTATCAGAAGATATATCTGGTGAAAAACAGTTAGAACAAATTGCTACAATATCATCTAATAATGATAAAGAAACAGGTAAATTAGTTGCTACTGCTATAGAAAAAGTAGGAATGGAGGGGGTTGTCCACATTGAAGAATCCCGTACTGGTGAAACATATTTAGAAACTGTTGAAGGGTTACAGTTTGAAAGAGGTTATAAGTCACCATATTTCGTTACGGATAATAATAGTATGACTGCCGTCTTAGAGAGCCCCCTCATTCTTATTACTGAACATAAATTAACTAAAGTAAAAGAACTATTACCTGTTTTAGAAGCTGTATCAGCTCAAGCTAAATCCTTACTAATAATAGCTGAAGATATAGATCAGGAAGCTTTAGCTACTTTAGTAGTAAATAAGATGAGAGGTACCATGCAAGTTTGTGCTGTTAAGGCACCTGATTTTGGTGATAGAAGAAAATTAATTCTTGAAGATATTGCTATAACTACTGGAGGTCAAGTTTTTAGTAGAGAAAAAGGAATGAAATTGGATAAATTCAGTTGGGAGTGGTTTGGTGAAGCTAGAACTGTTACAGTAGAAAAAGAACAAACTACTATTGTTGATGGTAAAGGTGAAGTTGAGGTAATAGAAAAAAGAATTGAGGAATTACAAACACAAATAGATAAATCTAATACTCCTTTTGAAGTAGAAAAACTACAAGAAAGACTAGCTAAATTTGTTGGTGGGGTAGCTATTATTCATGTTGGTGGAAATACTGAAACTGAAATGAAAGAGAAAAAAGATAGAGTAGATGATGCATTACATGCAACTAAAGCTGCTATTGAAGAAGGGATAGTACCAGGAGGTGGTACAGCACTATTATATGCTTCATCAGGTCTAGAAGGTAAAACTACTGGAGCACAAATTGTAATTCAATCATGTGCTAAACCTTTTAATCAAATTTTAGTTAATGCAGGTTGGGATGAAGTTGATGGTAGAATTATGGCTGATAATTTAGTTAATTCTGGTAATGATACATGGACTGGATTTGATATTAAAACGGGGAAAAAAACTAATATGAAAAAAGCAGGTATTATTGATCCTACTAAAGTAGCTAGGTTGGCACTAGAAAATGCAGCTTCTATTGCAGGTACAGTTTTATTAACTGAATGTACTGTAGTAGATGAACCCCAAGATGATGATAAAAAACCACAAATAGATCCATCAATGATGGGGATGATGTAAAATAATTTCGTATATTATGGCTAAAACAAAAATTGAAGAAAAAAATATATTAATTGCAAGAAGGGTTCCACCTGGAGATAAATGGAGATTAGTTGCAAATGAACCAGATGGTCCTGTACATAAAACATTAACAGATACTTTAGAAGCTTATATGATAAAAACTGGATTTAAAGGTAATTATAGATTAGAGCCACTTAAAAGTACATTATATGCAATTGATAGTAAAGAAACAATAGTTAAACCTGAACCAGTTAAAAAATATTCCATTTATGGTGAATACGGAGAATAGTTTATTAGTTGAAAAATATAGACCTACTGTATTAGAAAACTATGTAGGTAATGATAATATAAAAAAGGTAATATCCAAATATCTAGAACAAAATGATATTCAGAATTTTATATTTTATGGACCTGCGGGTACAGGTAAAACTACATTAGCTAAGTTAATAGTAAAAAACCTAGATTGTGATTATCTATATATTAATGCTTCTGATGAACGTGGTATTGAAACAATAAGGGAAAAAGTAGTTAGTTTTTCTAGCTCAGCTTCCTTAGATGGTATCAAAGTAGTTATTTTAGATGAGGCAGATTTTTTAACTATACAGGCACAAGCATCATTAAGAAATGTAATAGAAACATTTTCACGTACTACAAGATTTATTATGACTTGTAATTTTGTAGAACGTATTATAGATCCTTTACAATCTAGATGTCAAGTACTTAAGGTAGTTCCTCCTAATAAAAAACAAGTTGCCTACCATTTATCTTCTATTATGGATCAAGAAGGCATTGCATTTGATATGGACGATTTAGGTTCTATAGTATTACAATTTTATCCTGATTTAAGAAAATGTATTAATACAATACAAGCTAACACAGTAGATAAAGAACTTAAATTAGATAAATCAATATTAATATCTTCAAATTATATAGATAAAGTTATCACTTTACTATCAGAACCAACTAATAATTTTAAAAATATTAGACAAGTAATAGCTGATGCTAATGTAGATGATTTTGATGAATTATTTAAATCATTATATAATAGAGCAAGTGAATATTTACCTAACAAAGAAGGTACAGCTGCTATTTTAATAAATGAACATCAATATAAAGCAAATTTCCGTATTGACAAGGAAATAAATACAATGTCATTAATCCAAAATTTAATTAATAATAAGTAATATGAATAATGTAAACCAACCCCCACAAGGGCCGCAGATAGATTTAAATAATACTACTGCAATTAAAACTAAAAAAGGTAAAAGTATATTCCAACAAGGAGTAATTCTTAGACAAGTATCTAAATTTGTAGCAGGTACTGACGAAGATGCTTTACTACCTATTCCTGTTTTTTATGATCCTAATACTGGAAAAATACTAAAAGGTTCAGTACCTAAAGATCTAAGAGAGGAACTTGCTGACGAGATTATTTAATGAAAAATATTTTCGACTGGTTAAAATGTATAAATAAAACTAAACCCCCAGCTGAATCATTTAGTGACAAAGATTGGGATATTTGGAATAGTTATATGGTTCACAGATTTATGTCTATGAACCCTGATTTTATAGAAATTGTAAATTTAGTACAGGATTTTCCTCCTACGGAAAAACAGGCAATTTATAAAGTTTATAGAGAATTTATACCTAAAAATACAAGTTGGAATAAATATATTAAATCTACTAGCAAAAATTATAACCCTGATTTATTAAAAATATTAACAAGTTATTTTTATTGTTCTACAAAAGAAGTAAAAGAATATTTAAATATTTTGGAAGAATCAGTAGTTATTAGTATATTAAATAATATTGGCTATAGCCAAAAAGACGTAAAACAATTATTAAAATGAAATTAGAAGTATACAATTTTTTAAAATCCGAAGCTGAAGCGGATAAAAACAAGGCTTTAGCAAGTATAGAATTATTAACTAATCATCCCGCTGGAATTGGTGATCATTCAACTAAAGACTATTGGGATAACTGTAACGAGGCCCTTAGGTTGCTAGCTTCATCTGAAGAAAGATTAGAGATATTAGAAAAATATTTTCAACCTAAAGGACAAGTTAATGGGTGATAGTGTAAGTAAATATCACGAATTAATAAGTGAGGAAGAGTTTGAGAAATTAGTTAAAAAAGATAAAGCTGATTTTGAAGCATATAGTGATGTAGTAGCCCATTTTGAAATGGAATATCCAGAGCTGTCTGAAGAATATAAAAGAATAGGTATGGAAATGTATGAAATGTTTGCTCGCAAACATATGGACTATGGTTTAAATAATATTGCTTTAGGAGGTGATTTAAAAAACCCCGAAGATAAAAAATTTTCATTAACTGGCCTTTGTATTAGACTCACTGATAAAATTTCTAGACTAAAAAATCTTCTTATTAATGGCAAAAATTATGTTAAAGGAGAAGGAATGGAGGACACGTTTATTGATATAGCTAATTATGGAATTATTGGCTTATTAGTAGGACGTGATAAATGGAAAAAATAAATTTTGGCTAAAAAATTACCTATTATTGTAAGGGGGATTAGAAATAATCCTCCTGAGCAAATAAATTTTGCTTACCAACAGAATATATCTTATTCTCAAATGTCTATCTTTAGAAGTTGTGCTTATAGATGGAAATTACAATATAAGGATAAAATTAAAAAATTTAATTCTTCTATTCATACTGTATTTGGAACAGCAATCCATGAAAGTATACAACATTATTTAGATGTAGCTTATGAAAAATCTTTTGCAGCTGCAGACCGAGAAATTGACTTAAATGAAGATTTCCAACATAGGTTTATAAGTGAATACCAATCACAATATAAAAAAAATAATGAATCTCATTTTTCATCTGCGGAAGAAATGAGAGAATTTTATGAAGATGGGGCAGCTATTTTAGATTGGTTTAAGAAAAAACGTAGTAGGTATTTTAATAAAAAAGGTACTTATTTAGTAGGGTGTGAATTACCTATTGTAATTGCACCAAATAAAATGTATAATAACGTATTATACATGGGGTATTTAGACATTGTAACATATAATGAAAGAACAGATACCTTTAAGATAATAGACATAAAAACCAGTACAAAAGGTTGGAATAGTTTTGCCAAAAAAGATGAAAATAAACATTTTCAATTAATATTATATAAAAAGTTTTTTTCTGAGCAGTATGGAATACCTTTAGATAAAATTGATATTGAATTTTTTATTGTAAAAAGAAAAGTATTAAGTTGGGATGATGAAAAAATTATGTCTCCCCACCAAGCTTATAGAGTACAAACTTTTGTGCCCCCAAGTGGAAAAATAAAAATAAATAGAGCTAAAACTGCTATTAATGATTTTATAGTAGAATGTTTTAGCCCAAATGGAATTATTAAAGATATAGAGTATCCTAAATCACCTTCTAAATGGAATTGTACATTTTGTCCTTATGGAGAAGATAAAGAATTATGTGGAGCAGGAGCGCATTTTGAGTAATACTTATATATGTATAATAAATGTTTTAATTTAAATTAAGATTATGAGTAATAAAAAACCAATGACACTAACTAGTGTAAAAGTCAAAAGTGACCTATTCGAGAATTTTAAAATTGAGTGTGTTAGAAGAAAATTTTCATTTCAAAAACTAGCTGATAGAGCTTTGTTTTTGTATTTAACTGATGAAGATTTCCGTTCAAAAATAACCAATCAAATTAACCTCGATTTATAGGAACTATGAAAGAACACTTTAAGTACATCCCTCAAAATAAGAGGAAAAAAATATTATTAATCTGTGATGATATTAGAGTACACTCAGGTATAGCTACTGTAACCAAAGAGATTGTTGTACACACAGCACAACATTTTAATTGGGTACAAATGGCTGGAGCTATTAATCACCCAGAAAAAGGCAAAGTATTTACTTTGGATCAAGAAATTAATAATTTAACTGGATTAAAAGATGCTTCTTGTAAATTATATCCTGTAGATGGGTATGGTAGTCCAGATATTTTAAGAGCTACAATTAGATCGGAAAAACCTGATGCTATAATGCTTGTTACTGATCCTAGATATTTTACTTGGGTATTTAATATGGAGTCCGAGATTAGAAAAAATATACCTATTACATACTTAAATATTTGGGATGATTACCCAGCACCAATGTATAATAGAGCATTTTATGAAGCTTGTGATTTACTAATGGGTATCTCAAAACAAACAGTAAATATAAATAAATTAGTATTAAAAGACTGTAATAAACCAAGATTATTTAAATATGTACCTCATGGTTTAAATTCAGATATATATAAACCTTTACCTGAGAATAATCCCGAATTATTAAAAATGTATAATGAGACCTTTCCTAATGGAACTGATTTTGTTTTATATTTTAATTCTAGAAATATTAGAAGAAAACAAATACCAGATTCTTTATTAGCGTTTAGAGCATTTTTAGACTCTTTACCTATTGAAAAAGCTAAAAGGTGTTATTTTGTTTTACATACAGAATTATCTCATGAAGCAGGAACTAATTTATTAAAGGTAAAAGAATATCTATTTGATGAAAAATACCCAGATCAAATTAAATTTTCATTAACTAAAATGACCCAAGACCAACTTAATTGTCTTTATAATATAGCTGATGCTCAAATTCTATTAACTTCTAATGAAGGTTGGGGATTAACTATTACTGAAGCTATGTTAGCTGGTACTCCTATAATAGCCAATGTAACTGGTGGTATGCAAGATCAAATGAGGTTTGTAGACGATAAAGGCGAATGGTTCACTCCAGATGATAAAATACCTTCTAATCATAGAGGTACTTTTAAAGAACATGGTGAGTGGGCTTTTCCTGTTTACCCTTCTTCTAGATCTATTCAGGGTTCACCTCCTACCCCTTATATATTTGATGATAGATGTAGATGGGAAGATGCTGTAGAACAAATTAAAAAATTATATAAATTAGGTAGAAAAAAAAGAAAAGAATTAGGATTAAAAGGTAGGGAATGGGCTCTATCTGATGAAGCAGGATTTACTTCCAAACACCAAGCTGAAAGAGTAATAAGTGTTTTTGATGAATTATTTGACACTTGGAAACCTAAAGAAAAGTACGAAATCATTAATGCTACTGAATATAAAGGTAGATTGTTAAACCATGAATTAATATACTAATGAATAAACCAAGATTTGTAATTTCTTGTCCATTTGATACCTACTCAGGTTATGGTGCAAGATCAAGAGATATAGTTAAAGCTATAATTGAATTAGATAAATATAAAGTTGAGTTACTTTCACAAAGGTGGGGTGAAACTTCATGGGGATTTTGTAATGATAATCCTGAATGGAAATTCTTATTAAATTATGCAGTAGCGCCTGATTGGCAAAGTGTTAAACCAGACATTTGGATGCAAATAACTATCCCTAATGAATTTGCCCCTGTTGGAAAGTATAATATTGGTTGTACAGCTGGTATTGAATCTACTGCTTGCCCTGCAGAATGGGTTGAAGGTTTAAATAGAATGAATATAAATTGGGTATCATCAAAACATAGTAAAAATGTATTTGAGGGTATGCAGTATGAAAAGAAAGATAAAAATACTAATCAAACTATTGCAGTAATTAAAAATACTAAACCTATACATGTAGTATTTGAAGGTGTTAATTTAAATAAATATAAACCCATATTTCCTTCAGAAATTAAAACTGTAAAATTAGATGAAATTAAAGATCACTGGTGTTATCTTTTTGTAGGACATTGGATGCAAGGTGAGTTAGGACATGATAGAAAGAATGTAGGTTTAATGATTAGAACTTTTTTTGAAACATTTAAGAATAAAAAGAAAAAACCGGCTTTAATTTTAAAAACTTCTGTTGGAGTGGATTCTTATATTAGTAGAGATGAAGTATTAGATAGAATTAAAGGTATTAGACAACAAGTTAAATCTAAAGATTTACCTAATATTTACTTATTAAGTGGTAATTTTAGTGATGAAGAAATGAATGAATTGTATAATAATAAAAAAATTAAATCTATGATTAGTTTTACTAAAGGTGAGGGTTATGGTAGACCTTTATTAGAATTTAGTTTAACTGGTAAACCCATCATAGCTTCAGGTTGGTCAGGTCAAGTTGATTTTTTAAACAAAAACTTTTCTATTTTAGTAGGTGGTCAATTAGAAAGTGTACACAGTTCTGCTGCTAATAAATGGTTAATAAAAGAAAGCCAATGGTTTAAACCTGATTTAAATCATATAAATCATTATTTACAAGATGTATTTAATAGATATAATTTTTATAAATTAAATTCTAAACAACAAAGTAAATTTTCTAAAGGTAAATTTAGTTTTGATAAAATGAAAGAACTTTTAGATAATATATTAGATGCTAATTTACCTAAATTTGCTGAACAGGTTAGTTTAAAATTACCTAAGTTAAAAAAGGCTAAACCTGAATTACCTAAGTTACAGTTACCTAAATTAAAAAAAGTATAATATGCAACACGATGAAATAATAAATTGTCCTAAATCTGGAGGTGATTTATGTTATAAAATTGAAGTAAATAAAGATATTACTAATTATTATAGTTTATCTTGTGGGTTCTGGACTAATAGCTTAATGAAAAAAGATAGTGAGTTTTATAATGAACAAATGCAACTATTACCTGAGTTATATAAAGATTTAGCCTGGGAGGATCCAGAAACTGAGTTAATTTGGTTACCTCATACTATAAATGATTCTATTAATGGTATGGTTTATGCTGCGGGGACAGATAAAGATAATTGGCAATGGGCAGCAGTTAAAACTATAGAATTACCTGAAGAGGAAAAAGAACGTTTTAAAACAACACATAAAGCGGATATGAGCACAATAACATATTATCCAGAACGTGATTATATGGATGCTCTTTCGTATATTGGTGTATTACCTGAATAATATGAAAATAAGTTATGCAATTACAGTTTGTAATGAATTAGACGAAATTACTAAATTAATAAATTTTCTTTTAGATAAAAAAAGAATAGATGATGAGATAGTAATTCTATTTGATAAAAAAAATGGAATACCTGAAGTTTGGAGTTTATTATCTGAACTTAAAGGTGAATCTAATGTTTCTTATCATGCTGCTTCATTTAAAAATCATTTTGCAGATTGGAAAAACCATTTAACTAGTCTTTGTAGTGGAGATTATATATTCCAAATAGATGCAGATGAAATTCCAAATGAACAGTTATTAATCAACTTACCTCATATTTTAAAAGATAACTCTAATTGTGAAGTTTATTTAGTTTCTAGAGTTAATACTGTTAAAGGTATGACCCAAGAACATATTAAAGAATGGCATTGGAATGTAAATGAAGAAGGATGGGTTAATTGGCCTGATCCTCAATGGCGAATATATAAAAATAAACCCGAAATAAAATGGAAAAATAAAGTCCATGAAAAATTAGAGGGATATGATTCCTGGGCATTTTTACCTCATGAAGAAGAATATGCCCTTTATCATCATAAAGATATAAAACGACAAGAAAAACAAAATAA